CTCTCCTGCCATTAACTTAGCTTTTGCACTAGCTTTAACATTTGGTAAGTTATTTTCTTTTTCATTTAACTCATCAAGTTTTGCTTGTATATCTTCAACTGGAATAGGTGTTGTACCATTTCTCCAAGTTATAGTATTTATATCTTCTCCATCTGCTAAATTAACTTCAGCTTTAGGATTTATTGATAATATTGCGTCTAGTATTGTTTTCATTATAAAGTATCTCCTGTTCCATTGAATGTCCAACTTGCGACATCACTTGATAATTCTATTACTTCTAAAGTAATTCCATGCCTATATGT